TAAAAATGGACTGGTTTCTAACATTTTTACAAATTTGTAATCTGCAACAACAGTTTTACCAGTGTTGGAATTTTGCCAAGCACAATTTGATGTGTTGAACGCGATCAATGGGCTACCAAACACCAAATGATTCACAATGTCGGCAAATGCTTGCTCACCGGCCCCGTATACTGCATAGTCAATGTAAGGATATTGTTGAAAAAATTTTTCGTTGACATTAACATCAATACTGGGGCCTCCGGCAATTACAGTTTGATCACGCAAACGATTTTTTATTCTACACAACTGATTGGTTAACTGATCGTGATTCCAAAGATAGTGACTGGTACAAAGTATATCTACTTTGTTTTGTTTGATATGTTGCAACAACTCTTCGTCACTGATTTCATTTTGTAAAGGAATTAGCCATTCTAATTTTTCAGCTGTGGCAGGATAAAGTAAATCAATGTATGTTTTTAATTGAAGAGCAGTGGGGTAGATCCAAGTACCATAGTCGCAATGATACAAAAGTATTTTGATTTTTTTGTTTTTTTTGTTTTCAATAGCAATGCTACTTGGGCCACGTGGCATATTATGTTAATGTTTTTTTCTATAGTCTTCTACAGCGGCTTTTATAGCATCTTCAGCAAGAATAGAACAATGAATCTTGACTGGTGGCAATGCGAGTTCTTGAGCAATCTCTGAATTTTTAAGAGCTGCGGCCTCGTCAAGCGTTCGTCCTTTAACCCACTCGGTAACAAGAGAGGATGAGGCAATCGCACTTCCGCATCCGTACGTTTTGAATCTGGCATCTGTTATAATTCCGTTTTCAACTTTGATTTGCAGTTTCATCACATCACCGCAAGCAGGTGCACCTACCATGCCTGTACCAACAGTGTCGTCAATTTCAAACTTGCCCACATTGCGTGGATTTTCATAATGATCAATTACTTTTTCTGAATAAGCCATGTGATATTCCTTCGCTGATTATAGCGTATTTACTGATAAATGTCAACCGGAATGGGTTACTTGTTCATTCCGCGTTGCATGGCGGATTTGGCCGAGGCGGCCACAATGTCTTGTGCTTTGTTTACGGGCATTTTGGGTGCTACGTCGGGAGCCGCACCTTTGTATTTGATCACTCGGGGATTGTTAGGATCCATGGGTTCTAGCACACTGTCCAAGGGAGGCTGACTCACAATGCTCACAATGTTTTTTTCACTAACAGGAAAACCTAAACTGCGAGCGGCTGATATAAATGCATCTGTGCTGATTTGTTTTTGTGCATTTTCATCGTCAGCACGACCTGAAAGAAAATCCACTAGACCTTGCAGTTTGGCTGGATCTAGTGGTTTGCTGTTTTCGACTTCGTCGATTCTCATTATCTACGTGCTCGGCCCAATGCTGCTTTGGGTGCTGGTGCACCAGTTTCAAGGTCAGCACCTATATCGGCTCCAACATCAGCACCTATATCAGCACCTATATCAGCACCTATATCGGCACCCATTTCGGCACCAGGTACTGGTGGAGGTGTCGCACCTGGCATACCGCTGGCGGCCATGCTGGTGTCTAGTGCGGCAGGTTGTCCTGTGACCACACCCAATGCTGTCTCCAGTTGTTGCTTGGCACCTTGTAAGTTTTGCACAAGTCCTTGCAATGCACCAGTGACGTCAGTGTTGAACTGTGTGGCTTGTTCCATGCCAATTTGATTGCGAATTGAATCAACTAATGCAGGCAATTCTTTGAATTGCATTTCAGTGGTGTCTTCCAACATGCTTTGCATTTTGTCAACCATGTCTTGTGCAGCCAACACAACTTGTGCTTGTTGAACTTCTGATTCTTTCAAGAACTGGTATGCTCTACGCAGACGACTTTCGGCAGCCATCATTGCCTGACCAGCCACCATTTTTTGTTCGTCTGGAGTGAGAGTTTGTCCTGCTGCGCTTTTCTTCAATGCCTGAGCCATTTTAGGATCTTTGATATCCACAGTGTTCTGACTGCCCGATGGTGGAGGTGTAGTAGCAGTACTAGTGCTGGGATTAGTGCTGGATGAAGTAGGCGGAATTGGAACTTGTTCTTCTCGGATACGACTTGTCAATGCTTGTTCCATCATCACCAGTTTTAAGTACGCAGGGTTGCGTTCACTGGTATGACGGCTGGGGCTACGCTGATGTTCAGCAATGACTCCACGCACACGTTTCAGCATGGCCTGTGCTTCACGCACTGTGAGACGGTTCACAGGCATCTTGGTACCGAAGTAACTTTCAAATACTTTGGCTACTTGGCGGCTCTTTTTTGGTGTGGCCAGTTCGGTTAATTTCATTTGGCAAATCCTCTTAGTTGTAGATATTTAGCCGAATTTAAACATTTTTCAAGTTCTTGATTCAGCAGGGTAAGGTTTTCAATTTTGGGTGCAAGTTTGGTACGCACCATTTCACGGAATTCGGGTCTGTTGCTACAATCCGCTTGTCCACGGCGGCAATGGATGTCAGCTGTCAGCGTTTGTTTTTTGTTGTCTAGTATGCGGATGTTTTGTGCTAGTCGATACTGTTGCAAGTGATCTGCTACACACCAGCTCATGGCAGTTTTTTTACTGCTGAATGTGCTCACAAGATCGTCGCTGTGATACACTGCAAAGCCGGCTGATTCAGGTCGTAAATGATACCTCCCAAATGCGACATATCCACCATGTTCGTCATCAATGATGAGTTCAGTGTACACACGCTTGAGTTCACGCTCGGCAAAGCGTTCTAATTTTTGTTCACGGGTCATAAGGTACGAACGTAATGTGTGGCCAGCCAGCCTACTGCACCCAATAAAACACCAATGATACCTATGCCCCAGGCAATCAGTTGGTCATTGCGTTTTTCGCCCATTTTGCGCACAATGCCATGCACTTCTGTGACCATGTGTTTGACTTCACTGACTTCTTTTTCCACTGTCTCTACTTTGAGTTCCAGCATGCGGTAACGTTCTGCACACAATTCAACATGTGCTTCGAGACTTTTCTTTTCGATGTCAGTGGTATCAACCATGGTCGGGCTCCAATGAGTTATTTACCGTTTGAAACCAAATGTTTTGATTGACGCCTTGTGCATGCAAAGTAGCAGTGACTACTTCTGCTTCGTCTAGGCCTGTGACCATGGGCACACCTTCGCAGTCGCCAACAAGTCCGTCTAAATCATCGCTGCCAAAATTGCTGCCAAGTACACCTTCGGATTCTACGTCAAATTCAAAGTGCCATCCATCAGTGTGTTTTGTAGGTGGCACCACATTCATAGGCTGTGTTCGCAGACTCATTATTTGCAGCAAACTCTCCCAGTTGCGTTGCTGATTACGACTGCGATTCCATTGTTCGGGAGTGTCGATTACTAGGCCTGTTTTGGTAGTAAACGGCAATTGCTGTGGGCGGAGATGTCCTGTGACACCAGTGAAGGTACAATCAAAAAGGGTGCGGCACAAGACTTTCATTATGTGCATATTTAACGCCAAAAAGAAACCCTGGATTTTTTACGTCCAGGGTTGCATTGGAACTAAACTGATTACAGGTTAGTGAATGTTGCACTAGCAGCAACGTTGGCAGTTGGAATACCAATGTTCAAGCCGCCTGTGGCGTTGGCTGTTTGAGCAGCAGCAACCAACTGAGCAGTTGTGTAACCACCAGCTGGGTACAATGCCAGGTTGATAGTACCGGCTGTTGCACCTGCTTGATAGAAAGCAATGGTACTGCCAGGAACTGTCAATCCAGCACCTGATTGAACTGCTTGCAACACATTGTTCAAGTAACCGTTGACGTTACCAGCATTGGTAAGTGCAGCGTTTGCTGTCAATGTGAAGAATTGCAGTTGTGGTCCAGACAACATCACTGGGCCTTGGGCCGCAACGTTTGCTGTTCCAGAGATTGAACCGTTGGCTACGTCCAGTGCAAATACTGGTTGTGTGGTTCCGTTTGTTTTTGTAAACTGTGCCATAATAAATTTCCTTTAAAGTTAAGTGGTCTCGGTGGACCTGCTTTTATTTATACAATCGGTAAAAATTAGCCCTGTTGCGGATTATTTCTTGCTTGATTTCTTGCAGAGAAATCAAACCTATTTACTGCTTTGCTGTAGCCTGCAGGGGTGGCCATGACCCAACCTTCGTGTCCAGGATCTTTCAAATCCAGTTGACGCAGTACATCCAACTTCAAGTCGTGCAACAACAAGAACAAGGTAAATGCTGCGGCCATGCCCTCTGTGTTTGAAGTAGGGCTTTGTAGGTATTCTACAATGTTGGCAAATTTACGTGGGGTTACCTTGGTCTGCAGCCAATCACCAAACCCTGCCAACAAGTTGTCAAAGTTGCCCCCAGGTTGTTTGATTCTAAAGTTGATGTAGTCCACACACAGTTTTGCTAGATCTGTGAGTTGTTGTCTTTTTAGTTCAGCAGGGTTGAACAAGATGTCAACAGCAGCACCTTTGTCTCGCACCAGTGCTTTGATTTGTTTTGCAAGATCTGTGTTTGGCATCATTTCTTTGGCAAAGATAGGTTCGATCAACAACAGGCCCGGAACATCATTGAACTTTACACGCCGCAATGGTTGCTTGGGGTCACCTGCATCCGAGTACATGGTGTGCATGGCAACACCAACTGTGCTGTTGCCTATACGCTGACCCAATGCACTTTTTGCAGGAATACGATACTGCACTGTGTTGGGTTTGAACACATAGTTGCCGGCTTCTAGTGGCGGGGTGTTCATGTACAACAAGTCACCTTGTACATAACCACGAAAGTTAGTGGGCAGAGATGCTTCTAACATAGGCCACAATGTGGCATAAGTTTGAATAAGTCCAGATCTGTCACCTGAGCGTGTGTTTTGTATATTAGCCATCATTCGGGGACTGGTGGCCAGGCCGTCATAGCCCTTGGCTTCGAACCCAGATCCATCTGTGAGCACAAACTCACCAGTGTCAGGTTTACGACCAAAGTACACAGCAGGCATACCGTCCCACTTTACACTGGTAGTGGTTCCTGGACTGGCAGCGGCCTGGTCAAGTATGTTCAATGCTTCTGCAGCACCACGGCTGCCTTTGCGAAACACTAGATCTTCTAGGTGTTCAATACCCTTGGCTCTGCCGCCCACATTGCCTTCATCGGCTTCGTAGATGCGATATGGATTGACCGCTTCACGTTCTACCAAGGGCTGCATGCCTTGGTTGACAATTCTATCACGCAGTCGTGCCAGGAAATAAGTGTCAGCATCTTCTGTCACTGCATCAGGTTGTTGTAGACCTTCCTTGGTCAAGTACTCACGGAAATCTTTGATCTTGGCTTCCCGATCCTTGTCCTTGGCCAAGGCAGCAAATATGGTTTCCACTGTGCTGAGGTTTTCTCTTGTGGCTTTTGGACCAAGAATCATACGTGCTGCTTCGTCAGGATCCATGGTCAGCAGTTGATTGCTGGTTCTACTGAACACCCCATTGGCACCCAGTTTGAGTCCATAGTGTTTGGCCAGGCTTGACATCAACACAGCACGATTCATGCCTTTGTAGGCCGATCCTGCACCTTGGTTGTAGTAAAATGTGCCCCAGTCCAAGTTGGGAAAGAACATGAAGTCAGTTTGCACATAGCCCAAGTCAGGACGTCCTTGTATGGGTGTACGCAGGTGTACTTCTCCGCCCTTTTTGATCCATTCAGCAGGCGGCAGTTTGTGTCCCACAATCCATTGTGTTAGTTTGGCAGCCAATTGTTCTTTTGACACTTGGTTGGCATCCACAGCAAGATCCATGTCTCCTGACGTAGGTGCTTTACCAGTGCTGCCCAACCAACGCTCACGTGGAAACTCTATGCCTGTGAGTTGTTCAAGCCAGGCCACTGTGGCAGGCACATCGCTTTGATTGATGCGACCTGTGAGTGGCTGACCTTCTGCATCCTTGAATACGTTGCCGCCTTCTAATAGTGTGCGTAGGCTTTTCATGGGTTTAACTTTTTAATTTCTGCAGTAATAATTTTTACTAATTCGCCTTCGACTGGGTCTCGAGGATCTAATAGATGTCCATCTAATAGTACATCTCCCGACGGAGACATAGTAATTGTTGGTTCTGAACTGGCTGGAGTTGGCATCATGCTCATGATCAATGAATGTACGTTAGTACTCACCGGGCTTCGGTAGTTTAATTTAGTGCTGCCAATTTTGAATTTTCCAGCAGGATCCAACATGATAATTGGCATTTTATTTGCGGCAGCTGGCGCACGATTTTTAGCAGAGTTAAACTGCATCAATGACCGCATGTCGTATGTGGCTTTGGAAAGATTTCGCCATTGCTGGAACTGTCCTTGCGGAGTAGATGGGGGTGAGTTATAATTCAGAATAGACTGAATGCTGCTTCGCAATTCAGATAATAAAATACTGGCTTCAGATTGAGATTTGTTATCTACATAACGAGGAAACTGAGAAAAATCATTACCTAACTGATTGTCTAAAAAGAACCCATAAACACGATTCATAAAACTGTTTGATAGTCCTTGCTTGACTCTCGGAGGTAATGCGCCTGGTGATTTTGCACCTGTGGATTGCATGGCATTACTCAGACTCTGATTCCAGTTGGCTAGTTCGTCTGCAGCCATTTGATCGATAAGTGGATCGGCGGCTGCCGCGGCTTTGGCTCTCATATCTCCGTAAGCACTAGCCGAATCGCCCGGTCTGGTTAACCCAGCTTGGGCAAAATTATAAGCATCTAATTTGTCGCCTAATGCACCAATCACAGCACCGGGATTGATGGCTTCTTGTATGGGTTTTTTAGCAGTGATTTCAAAGATCTGCATTGGTTCTCCTTACGGACCGTGAGAACTTGCTGGTGTCTCTGTGACGTATTGCATTCAGCAGTTTGCGTTGAAGATTCTCTGCTTGATCTGGCGAGAATTCAGCGTCGATTTGTTCCAGCAAACGAATGGCTGTTTCTATTAGGTTGCTGGCGCGAGTTTCTATGATGGCTCTGCGATCACGTTCTATGTACAAACTGTCCAGTTCTTCTAATATGCTTTTAGTTTTCTTTTGC